GATGACCGCATAGATGTCGTGCCGGTTTCAGATCCTAACATCTTTAGTCAGAGCCAGAGAATTACGCTTGCACAAGAGTTGTTGCAGATGGTGCAGAGCAACCCAGAGATTCATGGCGCTCTAGGGGTCCATGAGGCGTACAAACGAATGTACGGTGCCTTGGGCATTGACAATGTCGAAGCCTTGTTGCAACCGCCGCCGGACACTACGCCGAAACCGGTAGATTCAGGACTGGAAAACAGTGGTTTTATGTTCGGCCAGCCACAACAAGCGTTTGAGGGGCAAAATCATCAATCGCACGTTGAAGCTCATAGAAGCTTGTTTTTGACCCAGGTAGTCAAAGAAAACCCGCAAATGCAAGCAATAGTTATTAGCCATTGTATGCAGCACCTCCAGTTCATGGCGGCGCAGATTGCGCAGCAACAAATACCGCCAGAGGTGCAACAGCGAATACAGGGCGTGCAGCAACAGATGCAGCAGATGCCGCCAGAGGAAGCTCAAGCGGCCAGTATTGAAATCCAAATGTTACTCGATCAGTTTTCAGCCCCGATTCTGGCGCAATTGACGCAGGAGTTTTTGCAGTCAATTGGTCAGGGCGATGAAACCGATCCTTTGGTCGAGATCAGGAAGGAAGAGTTGTCACTGAAAGATAAGCAAATCGATCAAGAGCAGACTCAGTTTGAGATGAAAGCAGGTCAGCGCTCGCAAGAGAAATTGCTAGAGAGCGAAATTCAGCGGCAGCGCATTGACGTACAGAAAGATGTTGCTGATGATAAGCTTGATTTGTCCATTCAGCGGTTGAAGCAACAAGCTGATTTAAAATTGCTTGAACTAGAGCAAAAAATGAGAGGCTAAGTTCCAAGGAGCTAAAAACATGAACAGCAGTAAAGTAGAAGAAGTTGCGGCATTACGAGCGCAAAAAAAACTAGATCGCCAAGCCGAAGAGGACGCAGCCCTCGCCAAAGATGAAGCTGAAACGAAAGCTCACGAGGCGAACATGTCAAGAATTGCCAAAAAAATGGCGAGTTTGGCTGGAGAAGTTGGAGCAATCACGATTGAATCCCAAGGAAGCGATTCAGAGCCGGAACCCGCCACGCCGCCACCAGCTCAAGAGCTGCCGCCGGTTAAGCCGAAGCCGGTAGCTAAGAATGTAGCCAAGAAAGTAGCCAAGAAAGTGGCAACAACCAAACCAAATACGGGCGTCCGATCAAAGGGCCTAAAACGCAAAAAATAGGAGCAAAAACTATGGCCATCAAAAAAGTGCCTAGCAACAAATCGTTTGAAAAGCCAAACCCAAATGCCATTGGCAAGAATAATGGTGTTACCTCGACTGTGAACATGAAGGGCAAGGGAGCCGCGACCAAGGGGCTCAAGTTCAAAGTCAGGAATTAGGGCATGGAAGACGACCTCACATATTACGACGCGGTGAAGAAGCTGATTAAAGATCGCGAAAATCAAATCTCAGAGACACTTATGTCCGGCGCGCTGGAAAGTATAGAACATTACAAATTTATGCAAGGGGAGCTTTCTGCGCTATACTATATCGATACCGAGCTCAGAGAGCGTAAAAAAAGTAACTGATGATGGAAAATCTTGAAACTGTAACCAGTGCGTATGTTGAAGCGGACGACCGCGTGCTAGATCCCACTATCCTCGAACAAAGTGTTTTAGACCGTATGCCGCAACCTACGGGTTGGCGAATGCTGGTTTTGCCTTATGCGGGGAAACTTCAGTCGAAGGGCGGCATAGCCTTCACAAAAGAGACTGTGGACAAGGAAGCCTTGGCTTCTGTCGTTGCTTTTGTCGTCAAACAAGGCCCACTTTGCTATGGTGACAAAGCCAAGTATGGTGAGGAAAAGTGGTGTGAAGAAAAACAATGGGTGTTGATAGGGCGCTACAGCGGCGCTAGGTTCAAGCTTGACGATGGCGCGGAATGCCGAATTATTAACGACGATGAAGTGATTGCTACGATTCTTTCCCCTGACGACATACTGAGCGCCTAATATGATAGAAAATACAAACCTAGCTGAAGAACAAGAAATCGAAATTAGTGTTGAAGACGATGCTGTTGTAGAAGCACAGCCTAGCCCAGATGAAGAGCTAGAAACCTATACCAAGTCGGTTTCAAAAAGAATCAATAAGCTAAACGCTAAAACTCGAGCAGCTGAAGAGCGAGCGCAAGTTGCTGAGCAAGTTGCGTACCAACGAGAGGCTGAAATACAGGCTTTGCGCAGCCATTCTCAATCGCAAGCAGGAACTGTCCTTTTGAAAGAAGAGGAAGCCATGTCCGCGAAAGAAGCCCAAGCTGACGATCTTTATAAGAAGGCCGTTCAAAGTGGCGACGCTGATTTGATGTCTAAGGCTGACACCTTAAAAAGCGATCTGAGCATCCAGAAGGAAAAAATTCGCCTAGCAAAGAACAGGCAGAGCAACGAACAAGCTCAATATAATCAGGCAGTTGAGCAACAGGGCGCTCAAGCCCAACAGCAGCAGCAGCAGCAACAACAACAACCTGCTGCGGAGCCGACGACAGAAGCTCTAAGCTGGTATGAGCAAAACAAGTGGTATGGCGACGGCGACGACAAGGGTAATTTGGAGGCTACCCAGTTTGCGTATTTCCAGCACTACAATCTTATTAATGAAGGGCACGAGCCCGATTCTGATGAATACTATGAGGAATTGAACTCTCGTGTTTACAAAGTGTACCCGCACCTGCAAAATGCAAGTGTAAATAAGGACGCGCAAGCCGAAGCTAAACCCTCTGTGCAAAGAGTTGCTTCAGCTACTGTTGGCAGTAGTCGTCAAAAAACACAAGGCAAGAAAGATGGCGTTACGTTTTCCAAGTCAGAAGTAGAGCGCCTTAGAGGCTTGAAGCCGTACAACATGAGCGAAGATGCTTGGTTGAAGCGGGTTGCAGTTGAAAAACAAAGAATAGCTTCTAGGGAGGCAATGTAATGACTCAGGAAACCAAAGCGCCAAGCAGAAACTCTCGTGATTCCGAGACGCACGATAAAACTACTCGTAGGAAACCGTGGCGACCAGTAAGGAAGCTAGAAACTCCGCCGGCTCCACCAGGATTTACATATCGCTGGATCAGGGAGTCGATGTTGGGACAAGAAGATCGCGCAAACGTTAGTAGACGTTTACGAGAAGGTTGGGAACTCGTCAGAGGTACTGATCTTCCTAGCGATTGGCAATTACCAACAGCGGACGATAATAGCCGGCACGCTGGCATCGTTTATAATGAAGGGCTATTGCTTGCAAAAATACCGAACGAAACTATCGAAGAGCGACGTGAATATTATCAAGGAAAATCTCACGACGCAGTATCGGCTTTGGACAACAGTGTTTTTAACCAAAGCCGGAAAGATAGCTCATACGTCAAGTATGATCCCCAGCGGGATTCAAGCGTAACCTTTGGCAAGAAATAACTAACTAAGTATTGTGCATATGCACTTAACCAATAATCTATAGGAGATGACAAAATGGCGAATAAAGACGCTTCTTTTGGACTAAAACCTGTGAAAATGATTGGTGGGGCCCCGTATAATGGCGGGCAGTCACGTTATAGAATTGCTTCCTCATATGGTACGAGTATTTTCCAAGGCGACTTGGTTATGCAGGTAACCGGCGGTGGTGTAGAAATACACGCTGTTGGCGGAACCGTACCCTTGGTTGGAGTATTCAACGGCTGTTCCTACACGGACCCAACATCAGGCGAACAGGTCTTTAAAAACTATTATCCAGCTAGTACGGCTGCTTCTGACATCATTGCTAATATCATTGACGACCCCATGGTTGTTTTTGAAATTCAAGCGGACGAAGCCTTCCCTGTTGCAGACCTGCTGGGCAACTTTGATACCATCAAAACTAACTCTGGGTCTACCAAAACTGGTATTTCTGGAGACGAGGTTGATGTATCTACAGGTGCAACAACTGCAACTTTACCCCTGAAAGTGATTGACATTTCCCAGGATCCCAATAACCAAGACGTAGGCTCTGCTAATACGAATGTGTACTGTACAATACAGAACCATGTGTTTGGTGTTAAGTCTGCTGGTCTAGCATAAGGAGTTAATATATGGCTATTTCAAGAGCACAATTAGCGAAGGAGCTAGAACCGGGTCTGAACAGTTTATTCGGCTTGAGCTACGATGAGTATACAAACGAATACGCTGAAATCTTCTCAGTCGAATCCTCTGATCGAGCTTTCGAGGAAGAAGTTTTAATCACAGGCTTTGGCGGCGCTCCTACGAAAACGGAAGGTGGATCGGTTGATTTCGATCAAGCTACTGAAAGTTACACATCCCGGTATACGCACGATACAATCGCGCTTGCATTTGCTTTAACAGAAGAGGCTGTAGAGGATAATCTTTAC